TTATTGAAAAAACAGATGATTTTAATCCTTCTGTTGAAATGATGGAAGAGGGTAAGTTTAAAAAAGTTTCTAAAACTATTGACGTATGGTATGAGGGAGTTATGGTTATGGGTACTAACATTATGCTGAAGTGGGAAATGGCAGAAAATATGGCACGACCACAATCAGCTAGTCAAAATGTATATCCAGAGTTTATAGCTTGCGCACCTAGAATGTATAAAGGTGTTGTTGAATCTTTAGTAAGACGTATGATTACGTTTGCTGATTTAATTCAGATTACACATTTAAAATTACAACAAGTACTTTCTAAGGTTGTACCTGATGGTGTTTTTATAGATGCAGATGGATTAAATGAGGTTGATCTTGGTACTGGAGCTGCTTATAATCCAGAGGATGCATTAAGAATGTATTTTCAAACTGGTTCTGTTATAGGTAGAAGCTATACTCAGGATGGAGATTATAATCAGGCTAAAGTTCCAATTCAACAATTAACAGCTAGTTCTGGTCAGTCTAAAATACAAAGTTTAATAGGTACATATAATCATTACTTAAATATGATGAGAGATGTAACTGGACTAAACGAGGCTAGAGACGGATCTTTACCTAATGAAAATTCATTAGTAGGATTACAAAAAATGGCTGCATTAAATAGTAATACAGCTACAAGACATATATTACAAGCAGGTTTAAGTATTACTCAAAATTTAGCAACTGCGTTGTCATCAAGAATAGCTGATGTTTTAGAGTATGCTGACTTTAAAGAAGAGTTTATAAACCAAATTGGTAAATACAATGTTTCTGTATTAAATGAAATAACAAATTTATATTTAAGTGACTTTGGTATTTTTATTGAGGTAACTCCTGATGAAGAAGAAAAAGCAATGCTTGAAAAAAATATTCAAATGGCATTGCAAAGAGATTCTATAAATTTAGAGGATGCTATTGATATTAGAGAGATTAAAAACTTAAAGGTTGCAAATCAAGTTCTTAAATTAAAAAGAAAAAGAAAACAAGAAGCAGAGGAAAAAGCAAAAGCAGCGGCAGCTCAACAGCAGGCTCAAATAAATCAACAGTCTCAGCAAATGGCAGCTCAAGCAGCTATGCAAAAACTACAAGCAGAAACACAAGCTAAGGTTCAATTACAGCAGAGCGATATGCAATTTCAAGTACAGAAAATGCAAGGTGAGGCTTCTATAAAATCAGAGTTAATGAAATTAGAGTTTGATCTACAAATGAAACTTAAAGGAGTTGAGGTAGAAGCAATGTCTAAAAGAGAAGATCAGAGAGAAACTGCAAAGGCTGAAAGAATAAGTCAAGCAAATACTGAACAATCAAAATTAATACAACAACGTAAAAATAATTTAGCTCCAGTTAATTTCGAATCTAAGGAAGATAGCTTAGATGGTTTTGATTTAGCGGAGTTTGAACCAAGGTGATAATATTATGCAAAAATTAAGTGGTCCTCAATTAAATCAAGCTCGTGATGATTTTAATACTAGGGTCGAAAAGAAAAGTATTTTAGGTAAAAGTAAAAAAATTATATGGACATATAAACGTAGATATGGTAACATATAATTCCTAAAATAATATATTTAAATAAATGTTAACTTTACAAAAATAAAATCAAATGGAATTCAAACAAGTAAAAGAGGTTTCTCCAATAGAAGAGAAATCAACACAAGAAGTTGAACAGAATCTTTTAGATAAGCACGAAGAAAGTTTAAAAGTATCTGATGTCAATCAAAATGTTTCAGAAACAAGTGACACTGTAGAAGAAACAATAGTAGAAGAAACTAAAGTAGATCAAGATGTTACTGATTTACCAGAAATAAAAGATGAGGATGTACTTTCTTATATTAAAGAAAGATATAATAAAGATATTTCTTCAGTAGATGAATTGTTTTCTGAACAAGAAAAAAACAGTCCATTGCCTGATGAGGTTTCTAAGTATTTAGACTTTAAAAAAGAAACAGGTAGAGGGTTTGAAGATTTTATCAAAGCTAATAAAAACTATGATAATTTAGAAGATGACCAGATACTAAAAGAGTATTATTCTTTAACTGAATCAGATTTAGATTCTGAAGATATTGAATATCTTATGGAAGATAAGTTTGGATATGATGAAGAGGTGGATGATGATAGAGATATAAAGAAAAAAAATATATCTAAAAAAAGAGAACTTGCAATAGCTAAGAAATATTTAAGTAAGCTATCGGAAACATATAAAACTCCTCTTGAGTCAAGTGGGGGTTCGTATTCGGAAGAACAACTTAAAGAAATCAATGCTTACAAGGAATATGTTCAAAAGGCTCAAACTGAAGTAGAGTCCAACAAAAGAAAGTCTGAGTACTTTCAGAAAAAAACAGATGAGGTTTTTAACTCCGAGTTCAAAGGTTTTGAGTTCAAGGTTGGAGATAAAAATGTAATTTATTCGTCTGGCGATGCAAATGAGATTAAATCAAAACAAGTCAATGTACAGAGTTTTATAAATCAGTACATAGGCGAAGATGGTTTAGTTAATGATGCACAAGGTTGGCACAAAGCATTAAACGCAGCAATGAACCCAGATAAACTAGCTCAGTATTTTTATGAGCAAGGAAAGGCAGACGCCATAGGAGATGTTTCGAAGAAAAGTAAAAACATTAATATGAGTTTGAGGCAAACACCTCAATCGTCTCCACAGAAAGGGTTTCAAGCAAGAGCGGTTAGTACAGATTCAGGAAGAGGTTTGCGAATAAGGAGTAAAAACAAAAATAATTAACAATTAAAAAATTTTAAAATGGCAGGACAAATTGCAGCAAATCCTACTTTCGCACTACAGCCTAGTGCAGAACAAGTAGTATTACAAACAAACTATATCACTAATTTTGATTTCTTAAATCAATATTTACCAGATACTTACGAAAAAGAATTTGAAAGATATGGAAACAGAACAGTAGCATCATTCTTAAGAATGGTAGGTGCTGAAATGCCTTCTAACTCAGACCTTATCAAATGGGCAGAGCAAGGAAGATTACACACTAAATATGTAGACGTAACTTCAGCAGCAGCTGCGGGATCGGACACAGCAGTATTAACTGTTGGTGACGTATTAGTGCCAGGAAGCGGATCAATCGCTTTAAGAGTAGGTCAAACAATTATGATCTCTGATAACACAAATGCTTCAGTTTTAACTAACAAAGCATTAATTACTGCGGTAGATATGGCTAACGCTCAAATCACTGTAGCTTATTATGAAGCAGCTGGTCAAGCAGTAGCAGCAGATGTTGTTACTTCTTTATTTGTATATGGTTCTGAGTTCCAAAAAGGAACAAACGGAATGCAAGGTCAATTAGAAGCTGATGATGATATTTACAGCAATTCACCAATTATCATAAAAGATAAATACGCAGTATCAGGATCTGATATGGCTCAAATTGGATGGATTGAGGTAACTACAGAAAACGGTGCAACTGGTTTCTTATGGTACTTAAAGTCTGAACACGAAACAAGATTAAGATTCGAAGACTATTTAGAAACAGCTATGGTAGAAGCAGTTCCAGCAATCGCAGGAAGTGGTGTTGCAGCAATCGCAGCAGGTGTAGCTTCAGGAGTTGGTAACAAAGGATCTGAAGGTTTATTCTATGTAGTAAACAATAGAGGTAATGTATGGTCAGGTGGAAACCCAAGTACATTAGCTGAATTCGATTCTATTATCCAAAGATTAGACAAACAAGGATCTATTGAAGAAAATGTTATTTTCTTAAACAGAGAGTTTGGATTTGATATTGATGATATGTTAGCTTCTCAGAATTCTTATGGAGCAAATGGTACGTCTTACGGATTATTTGACAATGACAAAGATATGGCATTGAACTTAGGATTTACAGGATTCCGTAGAGGATACGACTTTTACAAGTCTGACTGGAAATACTTAAATGACCCAACAATGAGAGGTGGACTACAAGGCGGAAAAATCAATGGTATTTTAGTGCCAGCTGGTTCAACTACAGTTTATGACCAAGTACTTGGTAAAAACGCTAAGAGACCATTCTTACACGTTCGATACAGAGCTTCAGAAACTGAAGACAGACGTTATAAAACTTGGATTACAGGTTCTGCTGGTGGAGCAGCTACTTCTAGCTTAGATGCAATGGAAGTAAACTTCTTATCAGAAAGAGCTTTATGTACTTTAGGTGCTAATAACTTCTTCTTATTCAAGCAATAAGAATAACAATTTGTAATTTTTACCCTCGTTATAAAGACGGGGGTAATTATTACTTTTATAAACTTTAATTTAAATCAAATGAAAAACACAAAAAAAATAGTTTTAGTTAATAAAACTTACAAATTAAAAGGAGATGTTGCTCCTTTAAGTTTAATGATACCAGCTAGAAATAGCAGACGATCACCTTTAATGTATTTTGACGAAGACAAAGGAGTAAACAGAGCGCTTCGTTATGCAAGAAATCAAAAGAGTCCTTTCGAGGATGAACAAGATGGTAACGCCATCTTAGAACCTATCGTATTTGAAGATGGGTTTTTATTTGTTCCTAAAACAAATCCAGTATTACAACAGTTCTTATCATTACACCCATCTAACGGACATTTATTTATGGAGGTAGACAAAGAGGTTGATGCTACTGCTGATGTTGACACCTTAGATATGGAGCTTGAAGCTCAAGTATCTGCTAAAGGATTAAGCTTAGAGCTTATGGAAACCATTGGTAGGGTTGTGATTGGATTAAATGTGGACAAGCTTAGTTCGGCAGAATTAAAAAGAGATATAAGGTTATTTGCAAAAAGATACCCTCAAGATTTTTTAGAATCTCTTAATGATCCTTTATTAATTTTACAAAATAAATGTTCTCAATTTTTGTCTAACAATTTAATTATAATGAAAAATGAAAAAGATGTTTATTATAATTTAAAACAAAACAAGAAAAAACTACTAACTGTTCCTTATGGAGAAGATCCTTTATTTATATTGGCATCGTTCTTTCAAAGTGATGAAGGGCAGGCAGTATTCACTTTATTAAGTAATAGATTAAAAAAACTAGACGAATAAGTATTGCATAATAATGCAATTAATTGTTTAAATGTTATAGAGGTTTCACTAAAATGAAGCCTCTTTTTTTTTTCGTATCTTTGTTTAAATAACAATTTGAAATGATTAACACAGTAAGAGCAACAGTATTGTCGATTGCGAATAAAAACAATTACGGATATATAACTCCTAGTGATTTTAATTTATATGCAAAGCAAGCTCAATTAGATATTTTTGAAGACTATTTTTATCAATATAATAGTTGGATTATAAAGCAAAACGCCAGAGTTTCTGGTAGTGAATATGCAGATATACTAAAAGGATTAGTAGAGGTTATTGATAGTTTTTCTGAGACAAGAGGGTTGATTAATAATGGTATAAACTTATATAATCTTCCTGAAAACTATTACTTAATAAATAAAATAAACCATTATCCTAACGTTATATTTTCATCTACTAGCACAGCAGCTGGACTAAATACGCTTACTGATGCTAATGCAACGTTTATAACAACAGGAACTGTTGTTCCTGGACAATTTATATCAAACACTTCAGCAAATAGTATATACGCTGGATTTGGTGCATATGTAGTTAGTGTGGATTCAGAGACTCAATTAACATTATCTGGTAATCCGTTTGGTACTGCAAGTACAATAGGTAATTCATATACGATTGTGACAACAGCAGGCATAAGAGAAATAGAAAGAGTTTCTCAAAATAAAATATTTTATTTAAACTCTTCTAGTTTAACATCGCCAAGCGTTTCATATCCTGCTTATGTTTTAGGAGGTGGTACTAGTACGGCTATTGGGAATACTATAACTGTATATCCTGAAAGTATAACTGGAGCTGGTAAAGTTTTATCACAATATATAAGATACCCGTTAGATCCTAACTGGACATATAGTACACTAACAGGTGGAGAGCCTGTTTTTGATGAAGGTGCGGCAGATTATCAAGACTTTGAACTTCCTGATTCTGATGAACCTAATTTAGTAAATAAGATATTGCAATATGCAGGTGTATCAATAAGAGAAAATGATATAGCTACTTTTGGAAATATTCAAGAACAAGAAGATAATCAACAACAATCATAAGAAATGGCATATATAACAGACTATCAATATTATGAAAACGGAGGGGTTAATCCTACGAATTCAAACTGGGGGTCATACCAATTTGTATCATTAGACGATATAGTAAATAATTTTATGCTAATGTATGTTGGTAATGACAAGCTAATAAACAATGTAGAAAAATATAATATTTTATTTCACGCAAAGCGAGGTATTCAAGAATTGAATTACGATGCTATGAAAGAAATAAAAGTTTTAGAACTAAGTGTTTGTGATCAATTAAGATATGTACTTCCACCTGATTATGTAAATTGGGTTAGGGTATCAATATATCAAAATGGTGTTCTTATGCCATTAACAGAAAATATTCAAACTAACTGGAGTAATGCTTACTTGCAGGCAAATGACTGTAAGATATTGTTTGATGAATATGGAAATATATTAAAACCAGAAAACTCTACTATAGATATGGACAGAATATCTGGTGGAAAGAAAAGTCTTTACTTAAATGCTAACAGCAGTCAAGATGGCAATATGGGTTACAATATAGATGGGTCTTGGTATTTTGATTATAGCGTTGGTCAACGTTATGGTCTTAACACAGAGACAGCTAACTCAAACCCTACATTTAAAATTAACAAGGCTTCAGGTGTTATAAACTTTAGTTCTGGAGCAGCAGATAAGCTAGTTATTTTAGAATATGTTTCAGATGGTATGGAGAATGGAGTAGATTCTGAAATAAATTTAAACAAACTATTTGAAGATTTTATTTACGCATACATAAAATATGCTATATTAACGAGCAAATACGGGGTGCAAGAGTATATTATAAATAGAGCTAAGAAAGAAAAGTCAGCTTTATTAAGAAATGCAAAAATACGATTAAGTAACATACATCCAGGAAGATTGTTAATGAATCTAAGAGGTCAAGATAAATGGTTGAAATAATATGCCACAGTTTACAAGAAATTTTATAAAAGGGAGAATGAATAAAAGCGTTGATGAACGATTAGTTCCTCAAGGTGAATATATTGATGCTCAAAATTGTAGACTTGGTTCTACAGAAAACACAGAAATAGGCGCTGTAGAAAACTCTTTAGGAAATACTAGGTTGACGACTTTAACTTATGAAGGTCAGGCGCTAAGTAATGAAGCAAAGTGTATAGGCGCTTATGAAGATGGAGGTAATGAAACTATGTATTGGTTTGTAAATGATCCAGCTAATACAAATTCTAGTACTGGAGTTGTAGATATGATTGTTTCTTACGACACAAAAAATGATTCTCTTTTTTATCACGTAATATCTACTAGTGTTTTAAATTTTAACGACAAAAAATTAATAACAGGAGTTAATCTTATAGATGGTTTATTGTTTTTTACAGACAATTTAAATCCTCCTAGAAAAATAAATGTTAGCAGAACATATCAATATCCTATAAGTGACGTTGATCAAATTACAGAACAAGATATAGGAGTTATTGTTGCGCCTCCATTATTTGCGCCTACATTAACACCAACTCA